ATGTTCATCTCCAACGTATTTCCGGGCTGTGATACGCCCGAGTGGCGACTAGAGCACTGCGCTTATATCGTGAAGGAAGTGCCCTACGACCCCGATACAGAGGTTCTAGCCTCTTGTGATCCCATCATCGACGGCGAGTATGTAACGCTTCATAAAGCCGTCCCTAAGCCTGAGCCGGTAATACCAATTGATCCCGTTATTATTGATACGATTGCAGGCTCTATAGAAGCCGATTCTGTAGGCTCAGACTCTATAGGCGCAGATTCGATTTAAACTGATGTAGCCTAAAGGAGGTTTATGTTTGGTATAGCCCCATTCGCAACGCTTCCATTTAGCGATGCAGCGACAGTATCAACCGGGGCTATAACCATAACCCCCGGCGTAGGGGCTATTACAGTTGCCGGTGCCGCGCCTACAGTTCAATTAGATCTATTCATAACCCCCAATACAGGGGCGGCAATATTTGCCGGTGCCGCACCAGATGTATCTCGCCAGACAAGCATTACACCCAATACAGGCGCAATCGTTACGCAGGGTGCAGCGCCAGACATTCCCTCGGATACATCTATAACCCCAAATACAGGTAGTGCTGTATTTAACGGCATAGCGCCGACAGCGTTCACAGGCTCAGGAATTGTCCCAGGAGAAGGCACGCTCACCCTGCAAGGTGCTGCGCCAATAGTTCTACTGCCAAGAGAAATTACACCTTCTACAGGTGCTGCGACATTTGCTGGGTTTACGCCAACAGTTATACAAGGTGCGTTAGTTACACCTAATACAGGTGCTGCGACATTTGCTGGTTCTGCTCCTGAAGTCCGCCGTGAATTTATTGTTATCCCAGGTGGAGCAAGCCTCACAACTGCCGGTGCCGCGCCAACAGTTAGACAAGATACGTTTGTTACACCTTCGGCAGGTGCCTTAGTAACGCAGGGTTTTGCACCTAATGTTATTGAGACCTCGCAGACCATCACACCTGCATCGGGTAGCTTAACGACACAAGGTTATGCGCCGGACATCATAGCGCCTCGGAGTATCACGCCTAATACAGGTACGTTAACGCTTGTTGGTGCGGCTCCGATAGTAGGCTCCGATATAAATATAACCCCCTCTGTCGGGGCAATAACAACTGCAACTGCAGCGCCTTCAATAATTAGAGGTAATGTTGCAGAACCGGGAACGGCTAACTTAACGCTTGTCGGAAACACCCCGACAGTTATCACAACCCGCACAATTACACCAGCCACGGGTACACTTACACTTGTTGGCTACGCACCTAAATTTAGTAATCCAGATTGGGTGCCTGTTAATGATGCCCAGATTACAACTTGGGTTCCTGTAAATGAGGCACAGACCACAACGTGGGTTCCTGTAGCGGCCTAGGAGTAAAACATGTCGAGCACATACTCAAAATTAAAAATTGAACTCATAGGTACTGGCGATCAGTCAGGTACTTGGGGTACAACTACCAATAATAACTTTGGCTCATCAAGTGGGTATCGTGGGCTAGAGCAAGCTATTGTGGGTATGGCTACGCTAGTGACAGGTGACTTCACCACTAACTCCTACACACTGCCCTACACCGACAGTAACGACGACCAAGACTTCCGGTGTCTGGTATTAGACATTACAGCTACGCTATCAGGTCCCGGTACAGTTATTGTTCCAGCAATTCAAAAGCCTTATATCGTGATGAATAACTCATCCGGTGGGTACGCTGTAACAGTCAAAGTATCTGGACAAACAGGAATATCTGTACCTAATGGTGCAAAGGTTTTACTCTATAACAACGGCACGGATGTAGGCACTGCGGTTACTTATTTAACGTCATTGACGTTAGGATCTCCACTACCAGTAGCTTCTGGTGGTACGGGTATTACGGCTTTTGGCACAGGTGTAGCTACAGCTCTAGGAGTTAACGTTGGCAGTGCCGGAGCTTTTGTAACTAATGGAGGGGCGCTTGGTACACCTTCATCAGGAACCTTAACAAATGCCACAGGTTTACCCCTTTCTACTGGTGTAACGGGCACATTACCCATAGCTAACGGCGGAACGGGAACAACCTCTACGACCTTTGTTAACTTAGCTTCTAACGTCACAGGCACCTTACCGATTGCTAACGGTGGTACAGGTTCAACATCAACAACCTACGTCAACCTAGCTTCTAATGTCACAGGCACACTTCCCGTAGGTAACGGCGGCACTGGGGCAACAACTTTTTCAAGCGGCGCTCTTTTAAAAGGCGCTGGTTCTTCAGCAATAACAACTGCAACTGCTGGCACAGACTACCTTGCGCCCCCATCAGGTACGTCAATCTTAAAAGCCAATTCTGGCGGCGCTCTTGCTAACGCTACGGCTGGAACCGATTATGCTCCAGCAACTTCTGGTACTTCTATATTAAAAGGTAACGGCTCTGGTGGGTTTAGCAATGCTACTGCGGGTACGGATTATGCCGCTGCAACTACGGGTACGAGTGCACAACTTCTTGGAAGTAATGGTAGTGGTGGGTTTAGTAATGTGACTGTTGGTAGCGGACTCACTTATTTTGCTGGTACGTTATCGTCTAGTGGTGGAAGTATGGTTTACCCTGGCGCTGGGATTGCCAATAGCACGGGGTCCGCTTGGGGTACGTCTTATACGACAACGGGGTCTGGCACGGTTGTTGTTCTGTCCGCTGGAAATCCTACGCTTACTTCTGACATGACGATTAATGGTCTGTCTGCGGGACGTGGCGGAAACTATGCTTCCTATACGATAAGCAATACGAATACAACGTTCGGGACAGAAGCGTTTGCGTCCGCTAATCAATACAACTTAAATAATGTTGCGATAGGGTATCGTGCGCTAAAAACTGATACAGATGGTATTGGTAATGTAGCTATTGGGCAGAATGCTCTTTTAGATAACACAGGGTCCGCAGGTAGTGTTGCTATTGGGTCTGCGGCGCTTCGTTTTAGTGCAGCAGGTGCGGGTAATATCGGCATCGGTACTCAGGCGATGGACAACACCGAAGGCACCTATAACGTAGCCATTGGGTATAACGCCGGTCGTGATATAGGTAGTACAGGATCTGGCGGAGATAATAATACGGTTGTTGGCCCTTATGCTGCGGTAAGTAGTCTAACTACTGGCAGCGCCAATATTGTTATTGGATACCAAGCAGCTCCATCGTCAACTTCAGTAAGTAACACCATAACTTTTGGTAATTCCAGCATTACTACCCTCCGCTGCCAAGTGACTACGATTACGTCGCTTTCAGATGCTCGGGATAAAAAAGATATCCAAAACATCCCTGCGGGGCTAAGTTTTATTAACAGACTGCGGCCCGTTTCTTTTGTTTGGAATATGCGGGATGGGGGTAAAGTGGGCGTACCTGAGTTTGGGTTTATTGCTCAGGAACTCCAACAAGTACAAAAAGATGCTGGAATTACGGTCCCAAATCTAGTGATGGACGACAATCCAGACAAGCTTGAAGCTGGCGCTTCCACACTAATCCCAGTTTTAGTTAAAGCTATTCAAGAACTATCGGCTGAATTAAAAGTAGTTAAAGCAGAACTTGCCGCACTGAAAGGTTGAGCATGATTAATTACACAATGAATGTTCAAAAGCTTTGGACACTGCCAGAACAGAACGGGCAGTCTAATGTTGTCGTAAGAGTTATTTTTAGCTACACGGGGGTAAGCACCCAGAATGCATCAATATCACATACTGTAGAAGATGCTGTGCAGCTTGAGTATACGGGGGGTGCCTTTACACCCTTTGATCAACTAACCGAAGCGCAAGTCCTTGCTTGGGTAAATGCGGCCCTACCGGATGAGCAACGAATCACTTGCGAGGCTGTTATTAAAAACATGATAAACCGCAAGTTAAATCCAATCGCAAGACCACAAGCTCAACAACTTCCTTGGGTGTAATTTGATGGATGATAAAACCCACGAACTAGCGGTTCTTAAAGCGCAAGCCAAGATCAAACTTGAAGAGCTTAAAGCACAAGACTCGGCCAAAGAAGTAGCAGGTAAAGCCATTGGCGAAGATGGTTTACTCTATATTTTCCTAATCGTACTTGTCGGTGTCGGTGCATCGTTATTCCTTGAAGGTGAAAAGATTGCTGCCGTGATGGGCTTGCTGGGCGCTTCACTTACTGCACTTATTCAGATGCTAAACGGCATTGCGGGAACCGCAGCCAAGCAAGAGAAGCCTGAGTTTGAAGTCATTAAAGACCTTATCCACCGTCTTGACAAACTGGACCGTGCCGAGCAACCCATGCAGGTTGACGTTGAAGGCAGCAAAGTAACGGTCAAAAAAGGTCAGGACATCGTAACGGCCAAGGGGTAATTATGTTTGATCTGCTAAGCGGCGGTCTTCTTGGTTCCATCTTCGGCGGCATCTTCCGCCTCGCCCCGGAAGTGCTGAAATTCTTGGACAAAAAGAACGAACGCCAGCATGAGTTGAGTATGTTCCAGCTTCAGACCGACCTTGAGAAGATGCGAGGCGAGTTCAAGATGGAGGAGAAGTATGTTGACTACTCGATCTCGCAAATGGACACGAGTAAGGAGGCTTTTAAGGAGCAGGCCCAAACGGCAAAAGAGGCTGGCTGGCTTGCTTCTTTTATCACTGCTATTACCCGCCCCGGTCTTACTTGGATTGCATTTGGCGTATACGTGGCTGTCAAGGCTGCTGGCCTGACGATTGCGTTCCAGACCAATGCTAACTGGGCTGAAGTCTTAACCAAGAGTTATGACGAGGATGACTTTGCCATGCTGAACATGATGCTTACGTTCTGGTTTGTAGGACGTTCGATAGAGAAGTACAGTAAATCGTGAATGAGGCAAAGAAGCTTTGCAAGGATGTACTCATTAAGCCTTTTGAGGGGCTAGCAAAGCGTTTGCCTGATGGACGAGTTCAAGCCTATCCCGATCCCGGTACCAGAGGACATCCTTGGACCATTGGCTGGGGAGCCACCGGACCCAACATCAACCCAGATACGATTTGGACGATGGAGCAGTGCGAGGATGCGCTGGATCACCATGTGGAGTATTTTGTTCGTGGTCTGGTAAAGATGTCGCCAAGTATTCAGAAGGCTCTGCCCAGACGCATTGCCGCTGTGACAAGCTGGGTCTACAATTGTGGCCTAGGGAACTATCGGGTTTCCACCTTCAAAAAGCGTATTGATGCGGGGGACTGGGATGGTGCAGCCGATCAGTGCATGTTGTGGAATAAAGCTGCCGGTCGTGTTCTTCCCGGACTCACCCGCCGACGTGCGGCTGAAGCGGCCATGATGAGGTAAATATGCCTTTTCTAAAACTTAACTTTAGACCAGGGGTCAATCGGGACCAAACAAGCTACTCGGGAGAAGGCGGGTGGTACGAGT